GTGAAGCAAAGCCGTTATTTACCTGTGGGCTCAAAAGGTGATGCAAGAAGCCTCTGGGGTGTACCATTATGTGTACGTTATGAAGTTCCAAATGCAGGTAGTAAAGTGCAATGTGAATTGGTAGACCAAGCAGAAGCCAAAATTGAACTCAAAGGTGCCAGCCTTGGCAGTTGGTATATACCAAATGCAGATGCGGCGGGATACTACCAATTTAGTTTGCCACAGAAAGAATTTACTCGTCTGACTGCTGCTACAGAAAAGCTTTCTAATACTGAACAGTTGGCCTACGCCTACGCGATTTCAGCTGCTTTTAACCACGGTGATATTAATTTATTGGCTGTCGTAGATGCTGCGAAGAAATTTGCCAATTCGAATAGCCGACAAATTAGTACAGCGCTGTTTTCCCAGTTAAGTACCATTCATCGTCATGTATTGAAAACAGAAGCTGAACGTGAACGTTTTAGAAAAGTCTTAGCTAATTTATATTTACCTAAATTAAATCAGTTGGGTTATGTCAGCAAAACAGACGAATCAGCTGAAGACAGTTTATGGCGTAGTGAGTTGGTTAGATTTCTTGCTCTAGATATTCAAGTTCCTGAAGTTCGTACCCAACTGTTAAAACAGTCAGATGCTCTATTTGCTCAAAAGCAGCTTAATTTTGCGCAAGTAACACCTGAATTATTGCCAACCATTTTAGCTGTACGTGTACAAGAAAAAGGTCAACCAGCTTTTGACCGATTGTCTGGAGAGTTACAACGCGTGACTCAACCGACACAACGTCTTGCAATACTTACAGCCTTGGGTTCAGCAAATCAAGAAGCAACGCGCCAACAAGCACGTCAGTTGATTTTAAACCCGCGTGTTAAAGTTGGTGAAGTTCGTACCGTGGTCAACTCAATCAATAGTTATGGAGATGAACAAGGTGGTTTATGGTCTTGGTTTAAAGTAAATCATGACGCTGTGTTTGATCGTTTAGGTAAATCTTCAGCTGGGCGTTTCCCTGCAATGTTCAGTGGGGCAGCTTGTACCCAACAACAAGCAGCACAGTTAAATGACTTTTTTTCACCACGAACTAAAGAGTTGGTTGGGGTAGAAAGAGGATTGAAACAAACCAAAGAACGTATTCAACTCTGCGAATCGCTGGTAGCAAAACAAGATGGGTCAATTGTGCAACAGTTAAAGTTGTAATTGATTCAGCCATAAAAAAAGCCAACTGATCGTAGTTGGCTTTTTTTATTAAGGGTTCTTATCAAATTACTTTAAAAACAATCTATTGACGGCTGACTTATGCGTAGATGTCTAAAAAGTTTTTAAAGATTTGATGGCCATGTTGGCTCAAAATGGATTCAGGATGGAACTGCACGCCTTCAACAGGAAGTGTCTTATGTTTAACGCCCATAATTTCTTCCATTGAGCCATCTGCTTCATTGGTCCAGCATGTTACTTCAAGGCAGTCAGGTAGTGTTTCTTGATCAATGACTAATGAATGATAACGAGTTGCCGAGAATGGGCTAGGAAGATTACTGAAAATACCCTTATTGCTGTGGTACATATCAGATAAACGTCCATGCATCACCGTTTTGGCTCTTACAATTTTCCCGCCAAAAGCTTGCCCAATACTTTGATGGCCTAAACACACGCCAAGCAAAGGAATTTTTCCGGCAAAATGATTAATTGCAGGAATTGAAATACCTGCTTCACTTGGAGAGCAAGGGCCAGGGCCAATTACGAGGTATTTAGGTTGCCATCGTTCAATATCCTCTAATGTGACTTGATCATTGCGAACTACTTTTACTTCCTGATTCAACTCGCCAAAATACTGGACGATGTTGTAGGTAAAAGAGTCGTAATTGTCGATCATTAGAAGCATTTTATATTCAACTCACTAATAAATAAAAGGATTTTATTTTGATGTGGTTTTGGTACTCAATTTGATACTCAAGATTGATAAAGTACCTATATATTTGGATAAAATAAAGCCACCTCAATAGGTGGCTACTTTACCAGATTCTTTTGTGTCTGTAACGACAGATTGCACGTATGACAATAACCAAAAACTTTTTCGCCCATCCTTATAAGGCCTATGGTATCTGCCTTCACGAATTCGAGCGTCTAGAGTTTCAGGTTCGATATTGAGCATGTGTGCAAATTCTTCACGACCAACTCGGCGTTCTTCTTTTGACTGGGCAATACGTTCAGCTACTGCAACAATCTTTTCTAGAATACTAGCCTCTATTTTAACTACTTGTCCCATTACCCCTCCTTACTTTCCGCTTTAACTTTATCTTTCATACTGCATCCTTAAACTTTACTGCACACCAGTCATTGTCTTCTTTTGCGATGACACAACTAAATGAACAATCAATATCAGGTTCATCTTTATAGCGGCCAACATTTGGTTTTAATTCATCAAGAAAAACTGGACCATCATCATTTTTTAAAATTGAATGGCCTATATCTCTTTCAACTTTCGCCATACGATTGAAAACTTCTGGGAAGTCTTTTCGAATTTTGTTCCAATACCCAGCACCACCTTTCACGCAACCAATGCAATTGTTATTTAGATAGCCAAGCTTATACATTGCTGGTATCTCAATATTGGCGTCTTGTAGCATTGCTAAGCAGTCTGCTTTGGTGAGTTCGGCTTCAATCAAGGGAAAGTAAGTTTTAAGAGTAGGATTGTTGTCCTCAAACTCCTCAGCACGCCCAATTTCGGTTAAGTCATATCCGAATACGTGCAAATCCCCATATTCTTGAAAGGAACCTCTAGGAATTCGCTTTAACTGGGTCGTACAAGGTGCGCCATTTTGCCCTTTTAAAAAATTCCTTCTACTGAAAACTTCATAAATTGAATTTCGACCTTCTGGATATTGAGGGTTATAAAGTTTAATAATTTCCTGCCCAAACCATTGCTGGCATTCATTAAAAAACCGCTCATTATCAGGATGCTCTTCAATAATAGGGCTATTGGCAATGACTATTGATGCTTCTGGGTAGAGCTTAGAGGCTTGCTGAAGCATAATTTTCGTAGCTACAGCAGAGGCCGCACCACAGCTAAACCAGCACACGATGCGATTTACTTTCATCCCTCAGCTCCCGATTCATCCATTTCAATAACATCATCAGTAAATTCACGAGAACCAGGTGTAGCGAATTTTTCAGTTGTCCCGTACTCTTCTTGAAGGTATGCATTAAAAAACTCAGATTTATTCATCACGCGAAAATCATCTGGCAAGTGGCCTTCAGCATCCTTAAATATCTTTTCAAGCGTTGAACGCGTAGGGTATTGACCAAGAGGGAGTGACATAGTAACTATTGCTTGTTGCCCATCTTTATTAACTGCATAAACTTTCATTTCAAGTTTAATTGGTGCGTTCATTTTCATTGTTCAGCTCCCGATTCGCTTTCCAGCTTCATTGCACCTTCATCTGGATATTCGGTCATCCAAAAGTAATAGCCTTTTCCACTGTGGCCATCTTCAAAGAATTTAATTGTTAGTTCAGTATCAAGTTGATCTAAATCTTTCTCACCATCTGGATTTACAAATTCGAGAAGGCTTTTTAATTGGTGACCATTAAGAGTTATGCTCATTGTTCAGCTCCCGATTCGCTTGGCACTTTATGAAAGTACATCCAATGAGTTGGTGGATCTATCTCAAAATTTGCCCAAATATGATTTAAGTCTTCATCACAGGTCATATAGTCAATTTCTGGTTGAACATCCGGTGAGTCTGACCAACAAATTAAAACCATAGTGTCTGTTGGTGGCTCTTCATCTTTAACACTGATCCAAGTTGGCACCGCCTGAGCTTTGGCTTTTTCTAGCTCTGCTCTAAGTCTGTCAATTTCACATGCTGCATGGTGACAAATAACACGAATTTCATTTTCGCTATATTCATCTACGTGCATCATCATCAAATGGCTAATTTCAGTACCAAATTGACTATCTCCATCAAAGACCCAAACAGCACCATCATCTTGCTCAAAGCGTAGATTAACTTCACTTTCCTTATTCAAATCTGTCATGCTGCTGCTCCTTAGCTCGGTCTTTTGCTGAATTTGTCGAACGTTTGCATGAACTGATCAACACTGAATTGAATTGTTTTCTTAGCATTGTGTGGCTCAAACTGAGCAGCATACAAAGCCATACCAAGCCACATTACTGAGAATGTGAAAACCTTTGCTGAGTCTTTATCTTGGCTATTCATTTCATCAACCATAGGGCTAATAATCTTCTTAAAAATCTCTTCTGCGATTTGGTCAGAAGTACCGCTAATTGTGTTTAATTCGATTTGTTTCATGCTGCCACCTTTGCTTTAATGCGCTCTTGATATAACTTTGCGTAGTACTCTTGAGCGTGTGGAATTTTGTCTTTGATCTTCTGGATCATTGCTTCGTCACGTTTGTAGGTGACAGTTGTTAAACGTTCTCTAAGGTCGATACGCTCGACTAAATCAATCAACTGCTCTCTGTCATCCCAATCATTTGTAAGCTCGATAGGGCAAGGGAGCAGCCAGAAATCAACCATTGCTTGTTCACAGTCGTAAAGCCACATGTAGCCTTGCATCTGCCAGTCATAGCCCGCTTTCTTCGCCTTTTCTTCTGCTTCATCTTGAAAGAATGGGTGAGTTCCAATATCCCAAGTACATTTAGTGTCGATGATCAACTTGTTATTTAGATCGAGAATGTCGCATTCACCAGTGATGAACTCATTTTCCAAACGTCCTTCATGTTTCAAATACTGACGAAAACGAACCTTGCCAGACAGGCTAATTGCAATTTCTTCAAGCGCATTACCTTTTGCTGTGTACTGATTGCCCTTGAACGATCTGAAAGTTGTCAAATCCTCCTTAACAATTGTTCTGATCTCAGTCTTAGCAGTATCAGATAAAGATTGATTCTTGAGTTGGTCAATGATTGAGTTCTCATCATCTGAGCGCTTGCGCTTCTTGATTAATGCTTCAATTTCCTCAGTTCTGAGTTCTTGAGCGATGCTTTGAGCATCACCCATTAACTTAGAAAGGCTTGAGCAGCGGAATAGTTTCATGGCTTCACCTTCATCTTTAACAACCAAAAGCCATATCCGTTTGTTTGTACTGAAAAACCTTTATATGTCTCGCCTGTTAATTCCGACTTGCCAATATCTATAAGCGGCAACAAGCTAGCAACAACAGCATTAAACTGATCAAGCCCTATCTCATACTTATCGTAAATCGCCTGATCTAAATCATCGTATTCAGAATCATCGTCCAAATTGCACAAGTGACAAATAAGTTCGTGTGTATCAATCATCACTGAGCCTCCACCGCAATACGCTGTGCATTAGTAAGTGCATAGCCTTCTAATACATACTCTTTAGTAACTGCATCCGCTTTGATTTGCTCTAGGAGAACTGGAAACTCATTGTCTGGTACAGTTGGTTTAACTTCCTGAACTTCTCCAACTTCCTTCACAGTGACATTTTTAAACCAGTCTTTAGGTGAACTCATGCCATCACGTAAGCTAGTGAAAATCTTGCGAAGCGCAACGATATTGGCTGCCGTGATAGCATCAAGACGACGCTGAATGTAGTCTTCAATGTCTTTCTTGGTGACATTAAATTGCTCAAAGGCTACAACAAGCTTTTTGTACCGCTTCTGGTGAAGTGTCAGCACTTGCATGGATTGTCTTTTCGCACTGATTAACTGCATCATCAATTACATCACCCGGTATTACACCTAAGATGCATGCACGTAGACGACGAGCACCATTGTTTGCAACCAATTCATAAATATCGCGTGGATCTGTTAATTTTTTAGATCCATTGCGTGTATAACGAATATGTGGAACCTGAAAAACCTTTGTTTGACGGGTATTTGTTTCAACATCCCAGGCAAATGCTTCAACCGTAGATTCGCCATTTTCAGAAGACAATTCACGGATACCGTACTGAATATTCCCCCAATTCTGAGCAAGCATTTCTGCAAGTCGAATTGATGGACCAGTTACTGAACTACCACCACGAGCATAAGAATAAACAGCCGATTGAGCTAAACCGGGACGCTGGCAAGCGTTCATAATCCGGTCATAAGCTTCAATTGGGTTACGTGGGAACTGCTTAGCAATAACTAAAGCAGCTTGAACCTCTGCAATTGCACGTTGACTATCAGACTGAACTGTAGACATTGCTTGAGTAGTAGGAGCAGCTACTGCAAAAGGGTTCTGTCCTGAGTGTTGTACTGGCGCATTCATAATCTTCTCCTAATTCTTATCTGCTAACTTTTTGAAGTGCTGGCACATGCTTCTGACAACTTTAAACAACCACTTTTCTTCTCTTTGGGTTGTATGTCTTGATGTGGTAGTGAAGAGTTGAACAACATGTTCATGGCATTCTTGTCCGTACCATTGTTCCAAGAAGTACTCTTCAATAGTCTTGAAGCCACAACTTCCACGGTAAGCAGTCCAAGCACAATCCCAACAACGGATAGTGACTTGAAATGCTTGTTCGCCATACCACACAACGAATACGTCAATTGGATCTACACCGTTGTTTGCTGGAATGTGGTGTGCATGTACGCTTTTAACTTCCATCACCCACCTCTCAACTCATTTCTAATTTCAGCCAACCGTTTTAAAGTTTCACTTAGGTAAGCGATTTTTGTCTTAATAGAAAACTGATCACCTAGCTCTAATTGGATTTGTTCAGTACCTCGGCCCACATAACGCAAGTGAATCCAATTGCCGCCATCAGTGATGACTGTGTCTTTCTCACTAGAAAGTGGAAGGAGGGCATTTACAGAATCTTTAATAAGAGCTTGAAGTCTTGATACTTCGATAATTTCAGGATGTGCATTCATAACATTCACCATGGAGCGCTTAAATGCGCTCTCTAATCCCTGATTCGATAAGATCTTTAATCTCAACTACGTCTAAACGATCAACGTAAGCTAAGACCTCGCCATCTTCGTCATAAACGCGAATGTCTTTAATCTCGTTAATTTCAACTTCACGCCAAGCTTGATAGCCGTTGCCATCAATTGAGTACTGAGCATCAAAATCAACTTCTAATGTGAACTTTTCATTTGCAGTTTGAAGTACTGCTTGTTCATTTTCAGGGTCGATTGATTCAACTTTGAAAGGAGCTGCAACCGTTACAGGTTCGTTATTAGCAGGGGTGAAGGCATAAGCAGCAGTTAGAGCACTAACTACTCCTACGAATCCCATGGATTTGACTATGTTGGCTTTTATATTCATAATGACCTCACTCATTGAGTAGCCCTGCATCCGCCAAGATTGTTCAGGGCTTTTTAATATTCGGTAGAGTTATGTTCAACTAATTGAACATTAATGTCAATACTTTGTTCAATAAATTAATTAAAAATGTTCAATATTCTGAATTCATGCTTTAATAGACAAAAGAAAACCCACACAGGGTGGGCTGAATGTTAATAAACGTTAATACTTCTTGATGTACATGATAGCTTTATCTATAATGCATTCATGGATTGGGCATTCCCCGGTCGGCAAAGAGCTTTGGTGCATACATCAAGGCTCTTTGTTTTTTAAGGGTATATTTTTAAGCCGTATCCATTATAGTTGCTTCCAACTGCACCTCTACCACCTTTGCAATAAAACTTAGCTTTTAATATGTCAAATGCTCTATTTGATTGAGAAGGGTTAATAACATGTCTTCCGATTGGTCTAGCTACTAAATCAGCAAATTGCAAGCCCGATGAATTGGTTTTTTTGAAGCAAAAATTATTTCAAAAGGAAGAATTTTGTTGTGATAGTTTCCAAAGGGATCACATATTCTTCTAAAGCCAAGCTCAAGTTGTGAATCTTCGTTTTTTCCTCTTGATTCAACAACAATATGTGTTAAACGATTGTTTTGATTCTTCTCTCTAAGAAAAAAATAAAGTCGCTCAAGACAAAACTTCATTGCTACTTCATATGGGTTTGCATCGCGTTTAATTAATTTATCTTTGCGTATAACAGAGCTAATTAAGATAAAATTATTATCATTCATTAATCCATTTAGGTCACCCATTAAAGACTCCATCCGAGCTTTATCGAACCCAGCAAAATGTGATGTTCTTTTTCTAATGTCTCGCTCATGCAGAATTATTATATCGTGACCGAAATGCTTAAACTTTAATTGTTCCACTGCTTTAACTACCGTTTCTGTGTAATACCTTTTATGGAACACACAAAAAGACAAGACAAAAACAGGGAAGTCTGGATCGTTGTTAAGCATGTCAATGCTGCCACTCTCATCCACATAAACTATGAAGTCGCTATACTCCATAAAAACATCCTATTATTCCAATACTTGAGTCAGATTCGTAGTTTACTTCTCATTTTTCTCTGGGAACATTGGTTTACCTAGCTTTCCTTCTTTTACCAACTGCACGACCTGCTCATTAGTAAGCACAGGAATAAAGACTTTGTCGCCAATATCTTTGGAAAGAATCTTCACTTCTTCGGCTGTTAGCACCAAAGCTTCACCATGTTTCGCAGCATCATTGATGCGAGCAATAATCTGGTTGATTGGTAGTTTTGAATTGTCCAATTCCATTCTCCTTTTTAACCTGCACGCCAAAATTGGCGACCCATAACTTTAAAATTCAATCCATTTTGCTCCGTGACTTCACGATCTCTGTATTTAGGATTTAGGCTGTGCAGAATCAGTTTCCCGCCTTCTTCCTTGAAAATCTGCTTAATCATGCCTTCACCCTCAAAGTAAACAGCATAAATTTGACCATCAATAATGTCGGTTTGGGATATATCAATGCCAACCAAATCCCCATCCTCAATCTTGTCCGCCATACTGTCGCCTTTAGCCTTGATGATGCGCATGCAATCAGGATGAACATTTTTTGTTTAAAAAAAACTAGGTGGGAATGGCTGTTTTCCATTGATCACATCAAAGTGAAACTCTATAGATTCTCCTGTGCCACAAGAAAAACTTGCCTCTACCACATCAATCCAGATAAATCCATCATCCCCACCATACTCAACTACTGACGCGCTTTGAATATCATTCACATCAAATGATGATTCATCTTTCTTGGATAGGCCGTGCTTATCCATAAATTCTGCATGTTGAAGTTGGTTAAATTTTGTTTTTTCTTTTCCAGTAAGAATCCATCTGGATGTTGTTTTTAATGCGGTTGCTAGCGCCTCAATGTGCTTTGCGCTCGGATTATTACTTCCATTTACCCAACCAGAAACAGTTCCTCTAGCAGCGCCAGTGAGCCTCATTAAATCCGCTTGAGATAACTTTAATTCAGCCATTCGAGATTGAATGCGATCAGAAACAGAATTATCCATCGTTCAAAACCTTATATCAGATGTTCAAAATTATGAACAAGAAGTTTGACAAATGCTTGAACATGTTGTTCAATAAGTTGAATTAATATGTTCAGGAATTTGAATATGAATGTAGAGCATTTGAGGGAGTTCTACGGTGTAGAAAATAACTCTCAACTAGCCAAGAAAATCAAAAAAGCACGCTCAGGTATTACCAAATGGGAGCGAGAAGGCATACCACCAAGAACGCAAGCTGCCTTTGAAGTATTAACAAAAGGAAAGCTAAAAGCTGACCTGAAAGCATTAACCGCATAAATGGAGCTTTTTAAAGTGCTGGGAGTAGATGAAATGCAAGAAGCAATCGAAAAAGGATATTTGGGTGGCAAATTAATAACACCTAAAACAATCAAATTCACTGATGAAATGCTTGATGCAGTAGCAGTGCAGGCGGAAGTTGAGGACAAAGACCAAGCTGATTGGATACGTGAAGTCATAGCTAAAGCTCTACTTGTTGCTGATGCTAAGTATGAGCGTATGACAAGAGCAAGGATGAAAGCCAAGTGTACTTCGGGCACTTTGGTACACCAAAAAGAAAGCCCATCTGCGCGAACAGATGAGCCTGACGTTCAATAAGGAGTCTAACCAACATGAACATGCCAATTTTAACACAGTTCGGAAATTCCGAGCAATCAATGACAAGTCTGGAAATCGCAGAGCTTTGTCAAAAACGTCACGATAATGTTAAGCGCCTTATCGAAAACCTCATTAATCAACAGGTAATAGCATGTCCTCAAATTGAGGTTGTGCAAAAGAAGCCAACAATCGAATTTACGATGTTGAGGTGTATGTCTTTACTGGCGAACAAGGCAAATTAGACTCAATCACTGTAGTCGCCCAACTTTGCCCGGAATTCACCGCAGCATTAGTAAAACGCTGGTATGAACTAGAAAACCAAAACGCTGTACAACTCCCTCAAACATTTGCTGAAGCCCTCCAGCTGGCAGCAGATCAGGCGCGTCAATTAGAACTCGCAGCACCCAAAGTCCAGTACTTCGACCGTGTTGCCGACACCAAAAACCTTTTAAACGCCTCCCAGGTAGGTAAAAAGGTCGGCATGTCAGCGGTAAAACTCAATCAATACCTTGCTGATATGGGCGTATATGACCGTCGTATTGCCGGACGCACCTTTGCCCAATGGTTTATTGACAAAGGTTATGGCGAAGTCAAACAGACAGAGCAAGGCTACCCGCAATCCAAATTCACCAATAAAGGCGAACAGTGGGTAATTGAGCAGCTTGTGAGTGAAGGGGTGGTGGTATGAACTCAAATCTCACTGATCGTCAGAATCAAGTATTGCAATGCGTTAAGGACGCAAAAGCACAAGGCAAAAGACCTTATACCAAAGGCGTGGTAAAACCGAATGAAAGCCAAAGGGTATGACATAACTGAGCGCCAATGCTCTTATGACCTAAGTGTGATTATTCGAACCAAAGGCACTGGTGTGATTAGCATGCGCCTTGGAAGCAAGCCAACTCTTTGGATTTACGACGAAGGTTGTGCCAAGGATGGTGCAGCATGAGTAGTTTTATCCCAAATAGCTTCCAGCTACCGAATGCACTGATTGATGATGGTGTGATGGCTGAAATGAAAGGCGCAGCTTTAGCAATCTACATCCTGATCGTCCGTAAAACTCGCGGCTGGCAGAAAGAAACAGATGCTATCAGCATATCTCAATTCATGAAGTTCACTGGTTATGGCAAAGATGCAGTGATTTCTGGTGCTGAAAAACTTGTTTCACTTGGTCTTGTAAGTCGCATTAGCCGTGAACGCCAACCAACACTTTACACGTTGAGCGATTTGGCTGAGCGTGAAATTGCAAGCTTGTCGGAAAAACCGAATACCAATAACCAAGACTTGTCGGAAAATACGACAGGGGTAGTCGGAAAAACCGACAAGAGCTTGTCGGAAAAACCGACCCACAATAACAACTCAAAAACAACTATTACAAAAGCAAATATATATAAAGGGAAATTCAACTTTGCAAACGCTCTAGTTTCTCAAGGGGCAGATCAAAAACTTATCTCTGAATACATGGAAGTTCGTAAAGCAAAGAAAGCCGTTAATTCAGAAACAGCATTCAAGTCACTTATCTCTGAACAACAAAAATCTGGTCTCACTTTAAATCAGGTCCTTGAACACTGTGTTGTGAACTCATGGAAAGGATTTAAGGCGGAGTGGATCAAGAATCAGAGCACAGTCCATGGACAACAAAACAAACCATCTCGCTGGGATGAAATTCAAGAGCTAATCGCAAAAGAGGAGGCAGGCTATGAACAGTATGGTTTCTAGCAATCAAAACGCTGTAGAACATATCAACTCTGCAAAAGTTGTCGGTATCTTCAAAGCAATTGCCCCACGTTCATTTGAGAAAACGTTTGAAGGAATTAAAACAGAACAAATCAATCATGCAATGAAGATCTGCATTGATGGACTTACTCGTGAACAAATAGATAAAGGCCTTTGCATGGTCCGTGACAGTGGCTACTGCCCTGATCCTGCAATGTTCCGCAAGTGGTGTTTAGGTATTCAAGGTTTCGGTACTGAGCAGCAGCGTGCAGTTGATTCATTCAAAAAGAAGAATGCAGCTTTAGCTAACATAATCAAATGGCTTTCTGACCGTGATGTTGAAATTACAAATGCAGAAAAAGAAGCTTACAACCGTTGTTATGAGATGTTTTCAAATCTCAACTACTCGAATAACTATGAGCGTTCTTCGTATTACGCATATGAAGCATTCAAAGATAACTATGTTGATGTGGTGAATGAGTTTGTAGAAAAAGGGATTACGCAGACGAAATGGTCTAAGCCACCTCAAATAGATCTCAGTGTTCTGTATGCCAAAACTGGCAGCGAGGAAAAAGCAGAAGCAACTCCAATGACAAAAGAGGATTTTTGAAAAGCGTACAGCATATGTTGAATCACGTATTCCACAAATCATGTCTGATCGGAACTGTGACAAATCAATGGCAAAGCTTTATGCCATGGCTGAGTACCACAGTTCAAGAGTGGAAGAGGGAGGTGCAGCGTGAAACATCCTCTAGATAATCAAACAGTCGATTGGTGTGAAAGCTCAGTCAATAAAACTATGAGTGCAATGTTCGATTCATTGGTGACTTTCATGATTGTTGTCACAAAAGAGACAGGCCGTAAGTCAAGCCAAGACTATGAGCGCATTACAGGTGTGTCTAAGCGCTGTGCACAACGTCAACTAAATGCACTGGTTAAGTCAGGCTACTTAATTTCAGACGGTTCTATTCCACGTGGCTACATAGCTACTGACAAGGCAAAACAAATATTCGGGAGCGCTACATGATCGAATTTGTAGATTACAACGCAATGATGAAGCTGCGTAGAGACTACAACCTTGGTACACGCAATAAAGAAACTAGAGCAGCAGCGAACCTATACGAGAAATTAAGAAAGCTGAAAATGCTAGACCAGCTCAAGCAGAAAGCCATGACAGGAGATCAAAAATGAGATTTGAAAAGAAGTTGATCTATGGTGTCGGAATCAATGATTGGGACACGCCTGTTCGAAAAGATGGGAAGTTAATAAAAAGAGTATTACTTATGGCGTGGTGTATTGGAGCGCTGTTATTCAGATTGGTTCCAAAACCGCACTCCTGCTTATCGAGGCACGACTTGTTCGGAGGAATGGCTAACTCTATCAAAATTTGCAAACGATATTAGACAAAAACCAAATTTTGATAAGTCCATTACTGATGGATGGCAATTGGATAAGGATATTTTGGTCAAAGGTAGTAAGCACTACTCAAATGAGACAACTTGTTTTGTTCCGCCCTCAATCAATAACGTGATTTTTAAAAAGTGATAGGGCAAGAGGCGATCTCTGTATAGGGGTTACTGCTGTGAACGGTAAGTTTCAGGCTCAATTGCGAACTGAGAATAGAAAAAGTATCACAGCATGTTTTGACACAGAAGTTAAGGCTTTTCTTTTCTACAAGAAAGAGAAGGAAAAACAAATTAAAAGATTGGCTGAACTATTTAAAGATCAATTAGATATCAGGGTTTATCAAGCCTTAGTCAATTACCAAGTCGAAATCACTGATTAGGGAGGCAATCATGACGAAACATGACTCAATTAATCAGGAAAGATGTGACGGAGAACAACAATGAAACCAGAACAGTTTATTCGTGAGCATGGCGAAAAGAAGGCGAGAGAGGTGGTTGAGGATGCGCCTGATGGTCACAAAGGATACAACGATGTTATTAACCAATACACAAGAGGGGTTTGGTTTAGTAGGGATGTGATGCTTTCAGACCTCAAGCGTCTGGTGGAGTCTTTGGAAATCATTGAGACAGTTGGTTATGACCGAGACGGTGCCGAAGAGATTTATGAGTTTTCGAAGGACTGCGAGGTTATTCATTATGCGGGGCTAGAAATCAAAGTCACTAGACTTGCTCAGGCCATCCGCGACCACGAATCAATATACGGAGGTGGGGATGCTTGAAATTATTAAAACGATTGTACATCTGCTTTTTGCTATGGCTGGCAACAATCCTAACGATATTGGCTCTTTTAGCTGTGTGTCCAATTTTTGTATTTAGCTGGATCTTATGCAGATTAATAGGAAGGGATTATCAACTGAATTTCAAATTAAAGGCGAATCTAATTGAAAAAGGAGCAAGCCATGAGTGAGTTTAAAAAGGCGACATTTTGGTTAATCAAACGGCTGTTAATTCTGCGGTTATTGAATTGATCTATGAGCACAAACACTACTTTCATGGTTTTAGTAAAGACTTTGGGATCATAACAATCAATAAGAAAAAGCTTGATAAGTATCGCAAAGCAACCGAAGCAGAAAAGCAGATAGGCCACCGCATTGATTGCGAAACCCTAGACCACGAAGAAAACCACATTTCGCCGAATTGCAAAGTGGAGGATGTGTGATGGATAAGTGTAGAGAAGCTTTCGAACGATTTGAATGTGAGAAATACGAAGCAAACTATGACGATATGAAGAAAAATTGGGATTGGTACGAATCTCAATTTGGATATCGCTATTCTCCCTGACAGTCTACGCGGGAAAGGCTGGGCAATTTGGCAGGAAGCATGGCAGCACCAGCAAGCGAAAGTGGAGGAGCTGCAAAAGCGGGTGGATTCTTTAACTCAAACAATGGAAGAGCTACTTGAAGAAATGAAATATCCAACTGCCACTTTTGAAGAAGTAATTGTGTGCGGTGTGAAGATGTTAGAGCAAGCGCTCAAGGGGGAAGGACAGTGAACTTTGATAATGAAATGATTAAAGGTATTTCTCAAAGTGAGTTTGAAAAAGCTTTTGCAAAGCAGATGATGAAAGATCGAGTTTCTGATCAGATGCAAAAAGATATGGAAGCTCTTCAAAAACTTAACAGTGGCAATTATGTGATTGTGCCAAAAGAGCCAACTCAAAGAATGCTAAACGCTGGTCATGTCGCAATGAATCCTATCAAAGGGTCAGACGTCCATTCAGGGACTAATCAGAAGCGTCGTGAGTGCTACAAGGCAATGTTAAGGGCTTATCAGGAGTACGGCGACCAATGACCACATTCAAAGAGGCTCAAAACCACGCGAAGCAGATTAAGAATGCAAAGCGTGGAGGTTATACACCAACAATTGCAAAGGATGTGAATAAGCACATCAAGCAAAAGTTAATTAAGTTAGACAACCATTTCGATGAGTTGTTTAACGAGAAATGGGCAGAGTGGAAGAACACTGCTGATATGCATGCTCAAGGATTTGCTGATGGAATTGAATATGCACAGCGTCAAATTCAGGAGCTTCTGAAGTAATGCGTAGAGCAGCAAGAATTGATGCAAATCAAACTGAGATTGTCAAAGCTCTACGACAGGTTGGGGCAAGTGTTCAGTCGCTTGCTTCAACTGGAAAAGGATGTCCGGATCTGCTTGTAGGGTTTAGAGGCACTAACTACTTAATGGAAATTAAAGATGGTCAGAAGTTTAAGTCGGATAGAAAGCTTACTCCTGATCAAATCGAATGGCATGAATCATGGCGCGGCAAAGTCTTTGTGGTTGAGAGCATAGACCAGGCAATAAGTTTAATAAGTAATAATTAGGGTGACGGTATGAATGCAGTAGCAGTTGAGAAGTTTGAACGTTTTGAATGGTTGACTCATGGTTTAACTGCGAGTTCACCAAGTATTGAGCCAGTGGTTCGCGGAACAGGAGAGAAACCATTGAACTATCAAGACCGCTTGGGTGCTATTGCTTCAATGGATACCCAACTCGAAAAAGCAGTTGCGTCAGTAATTATCTTTGGCGAAAAAAGCAAAGGTGACTTTGATTATATATTGAAGCACCTTGCAAGCATTATGATTGTTGGGGCGCATGATGATAAACGCTCTAAACCTAAGAACATTAAGCTGGAGGATCTGGCAAGAAAGGTTGCATGGATGGTAACTATGTTTGCACTCAAACCGGGTATGGAAGATAACTTTACAGCTAAAGGTAGATTGCAATTAGCAGCAGGGATTAAAGAATCAGAGATGACTTTGAAAGCTTATGATGGCACATGGAAGCAGTATGAAAAGCTGATGTGTCTTGCTATAGAGTCTGCAATTGATGGCGCTGCAAAGGCAATTGAAAAGTACAAGAAAAAATACTTACAAAGAAATGTAAAAAAATTCTAGGAATATTTCTCTGATGGAGATATAGTATTCCTATACTGGTCGTATTACGGATTTCCGAAGACCAATACATCAAAGCTCACTTAATCGTGGGCTTTTTTTATTGCCTATCGAAAAGTGAGAAGAAGAATGGCTTGGCTATCAAACCGACATGCACCAACTAAACCAAATCAATTATGTGTCTTGGCTATTAAAGTCGACAGTGAGTCAATTGATTACCTGCCTGCTGTGTGGGACATGTGTGATAGTGAAGATAAACATTTCACTCTTACAGTAGATCGTCCTGATCTTGGTGATATTATCAAGTTGGAAAAAGTTGAAGCTTATATGATTTTTCATCCGCTAACTATTGAAGATAAAAAGCATTTCTAAAAGCTTTCGCTACGTTTCCTTTGCTTTTTGGAGGTTCACATGCTCCGAATCATCAGGCAAGTATTCTGTTTCCATGTTTGGGAATATGAATCCGACATGTTCAATCAGAAAGAATGCAGAAAGTGTGGAAAGATTAAGTGTTTGTAGCCCTGTCGTTTGACGGGGTTTTCTTTTTGGAGAAGACAATGGCTGCTTTTATCGTTCTTGTTGTCATGTTCTTAACCATTCCTGTTTGTTATCTAATTAAATGGTATCAAGACTACAAGGCATGGAAGTTTCATAAAAACAGAAGCCGTCCTTTAAACCCGTGGTCTGATTGGTGAGTCTATGGACACAATCGAAGCGAAGAAGAATTTAGATTTACTCTACAAAGATCGGTTTAATCTTGAAAATCTGAATCATCTCAATGCGACACATCAGTTCAAGCAAGACTGTAAACGTCGAATTAGAGATATTGATGTGCAGATTGCTAACATCAAACAGAACCTTAAAAATGCGTGATGCAAAGCGACTGGCTGCAATAAGAAAATTACCATGCGTTAGATGCGGCTATCCTCACTCACAAGCGGCACATTCTAATTCTGGCAAGCATGGCAAGGGTAGAGGAATAAAGGCATCTGATGCGTTTACAGTGCCGTTGTGCCACAAGTGCCATCACTTATTCGACACATATCAACTAGGCACAAGACCAGAATCAGAAGCTTTGTTTGATGAGTGGTTGGAGAAGACAAACCGCATGCTTAGTCTTAAGGATGGTGAGGTTTTTGATATAATTTAATCATTATAAGAATGGTGAAAATTATGAAAGGCAAAGTCTATTTCATCGGCGGTGAATACGATGGTGAAGAATGGGATTATCCTGTTCAATTAGGTGACATAGTACCCCGTATTAAGCGCCACCCAATTGGTGAGCTCTACAATACACAAGAAACACAAGCGCTTGATGAGATAAAATACAAAGCCGAAGTTTACTCAGTAATTGGTGATAAAAGAATATTCTTGGTTGATCCAGAATTACCAAAAGATCAAGCTCTAATCAAGATTGAAAAGTACTTCTTCTAAGTAATGATTTAAATTAAGCCACCCTCGGGTGGTTTTTTATTGCGAGGTCAAAATGGAATTTCGACAAGTTGTTAAGAACCATTGCGACATTGTACCAGTAACTAACTTTCTTAATCTGAATCATGCTAAAGCGGCAAGCGAAGGAAAGCCTTTGGTTGTATTGATCGCACCTCAAGAGAAAGACCGTACAAAGGCTCAAAACCGTTTGTACTGGATGTGGCTTAATCAGTGGTCTAAGAAGCAGGGAACGGATAAAGACTATGAACATCTGTTCTTTAAAAAGAACTTCTTAGCAAAAATCTATGACCGTGATGACGTTGGCCAATATAAGAAAACATTCAAGGCTGTTAGGGATTTAAAGGCATCCAAGCATCCAGCTTATCAACAAGTAGCTGATGGCCTTTGTGAGCTAATGAGTACTACAGACGCAAGTACAGCTCAATTCACTGAATACCTAAACGACATTCATGCATTCTGCAATAAAAACGGGTGTTATTTGGAAACGCCTGATGATCTTAAGTATGTGTTGGAGTAATCATGAATCAATATCATTGGGTTGAGTTGGGAACTACTGCACCGCTTTACACTGTGTTCGCCAAAACAGAAAAGCAAGCAATTTCAAAGTTAAGAAAATATTTAGCTAAAGTTGGCAAAGAAAAAATCGAATTAGCAAGAGTTATTGAATAGAGGTACAAATGGAAGAACAAATCAAAGGCGCAGAACCCTTAGAAAATGAGCGTCATGAACTGTTCTGCCACGAATATTTAAAAACGTTAAGCGCTCAAGAAGCGGGTAAGGCAGTAGGTTTTAAAACCCGACAACATGCATGGGATGTGCTGCAACGTGAAGAAGTGCAAGAACGTATTGCCTATCTAAACGGGCAGCGCTTGAAACGTGTTGATGTTGATGCGGATTATGTCTTACGTCGTTTGGTGGAAATTGACCAGATGGATGTGCTGGACATTATGGACGATAAATTCTGCCTAAAACCAATCAGTGAATGGCCTAAAGTCTGGCGCCAATTTGTATCAAACATCGAGAACAATGAAGAGTTTGAAGGCTACGGTGAAGACCGTGAACAAAGCGGCTGGTTAAAGAAAATCAAATGGCCTGATAAAGTTAAAAACTTAGAGCTATTAGGCAAACACATTGCTGTAGGGGCGTTTAAAGAGAGTGTTGAGCATAAGCATTCAGGAAAAATTGACCTACAAACAGTTCCAGATGATGCACTGGATAAACGTATCAAAGAATTAGAAATTAAGGTGATGCAAAATGACAAGAGAGGAGAAACTTGAATATTTAGCATTGCTTGAAGAAAAGGCTCGTCGTTTAGAAACTTATAGATATAAAGATTTTGGCGACAAGTTATATCCATTCCAAAAAGAATTAATCAAGGCTACAAGTCAATATTCTCAAGTCATGTTAATGGCTGCCAACCGTGTTGGTAAGACAATGACAGGTACTTATGTGGATACTATTCATGCGCTTGGACATTATCCTGATTGGTGGGATGGTCACACATTCGATAAGGCTCCTTTAATCTGGTTGCTTGGGTACTCTGGTGAAAAGATCCGTGACCTTTTGCAAACTCCAATCTTTGGTAGACGCATAGAAAATAATTGGACTGGCGGTCTTATTCCTCCTGAATACATCCTTGACCATGAATCAATGACTGGTACGGCAAGTGCTATGCGTACTGTTTATTTGCGTCATGGTGGTGGGGGTGATGTTCAGTATCAAACATCTAAGGTTCAGTTGTGGTCATACTCCCAAGGACAACATGCCCTAATGGGTGATAGTGTTGATTGGTATCACATCGATGAAGAGCCAAGAGATCAACAGATTTTCCCGCAGGTTCTAACTAGAACAGCAACTGGTGACCAGGGTAAGGGTGGACGAGGAATTTTGACGTTCACGCCTGAGAATGGACGAACAGATCTAGTTATTCAGTTTATGGATACGCCTTCTAAGGGTCAGTATTTAATTCAAGCTGGTTGGGATGATGTTACCCATTTATCTGAGCAGACTAAGCAAACACTTCTTGAATCTTTCCCTCCGCATCAAAGAGAAATGCGTACAAAAGGCATCCCAATGCTGGGGCATGGCCGTATTTATGATTTGAGTGAAGATTATATCACATGCGATCCATTCGAGATTCCTGATCATTGGATGGTAATTGGTGGGATGGACTTTGGTTGGGACCACCCACAGGCACAAGTTCAACTTGCAATTGATATGGATACAGAGACGATCTATGTCACACATGCATGGAAACAACGCCAGGTGTCACCAAACGAAGCTTGGGGAGCAGTTAAGTCATGGGCTGAAGGTGTTCCTATTGCTTGGCCTTTTAGATGGCTTGCAGACCGAAAAGGGTTCGGGTAATCAGCAAAAATCTTACTACAAAGAAGCTGGCTTCAATATGTTGCCAACACATGCCACATGGCCTGATGGTTCTAATGGTGTTGAAGCAGGTTTATTTGAAATTCTTGATCTGATGCGCAAAGGGAAGTGGAAAGTTTTTAGAGGTCTAAGAGCATTCTTTGATGAATTCCTTCAATACCATCGTGATGAGAAAGGGCGCATCGTCAAAGTTGGCGAGGATGTAATGGATGCTGTGCGTTATGCATACATGATGAGACGTTTTGCAATTCAAAAAGGCCTAGTAGGCAAACCTAAAAACCAAAAGTAACAGTAATTCCAACAGCACATCGCTGGTAATAATTCAATTTAAGTGAGGTCAAGTTGTGACTAAAAAGAACAACTTGCGACCATTCACGCCCGTGCAAAACTTCAATTCGACAAAATCCAGAGTGCTGTTCGTGAAGAACGCTTACAGTGCTTAGAGGATCGTCGTTTTTATTCAATCGCTGGGGCGCAATGGGAAGGCAAGCTAGGCGAGCAATTCGCAAATAAGCCGAAGTTTGAAGTCAATAAAATCCACTTGGCTGTCATTCGAATTATTAATGAATATCGAAATAACCGAATCACAGTAGATTTCGTTTCTAAAGACGGTACGAAGAATGATGATTTAGCAGATACATGTGATGGTCTGTACCGGGCAGATGAACAGGATTCAGGTGCAGAAGAAGCATATGACAATGCCTTTGAAGAAGCTGTAGGCGGTGGCTTTGGTGCTTTCCGCTTACGTGCTTGTGAAGAGGATGAAGAAGACGAAGAAAATGAACGTCAACGTATCAAGATTGAACCAATTTTTGATGCTGACTCGTGTGTATTCTTTGATCTAGATGCCAAACGTCAAGACAAAGCAGATGCAAATCATTGCTTTGTGCTGACATCAATGACTCATGATGCCTACAAAGAAGAATATGGTGATGATCCTGCAAGTTGGGACAAAAACATTACTAATTCAGAGTTTGATTGGTGCACACCCGACATTGTCTATGTAGCTGAATACTATGTTGTAGAGAAGGTTAAAGAGAAACAACACATCTTTGTTCTAATTGATGGCACTGAACAGCGATACATGGCGGATGAGCTTGAAGAAGATCCTTCTATTCTGGAACGCCTTAATGCAACTAGCGCACAGGAACTAAGAGTTAAAACGCTTGAGCGTCGCAAAGTACATAAGTACATGATGAGCGGTTCAAAAGTACTTGAAGACTGTGGATATATTGCAGGTCGATTCATCCCGATTGTTCCTGTTTATGGCAAGCGTTGGTTCATTGACAACATAGAGCGCTGTATGGGCCATGTGCGCCTCTGTAAAGATGCTCAACGCCTCAAGAATATGCAGCTTAGCCGATTAGGTGAGATTGCAGCCCTATCGCCAATTGAAAAACCAATCATGGCACCTGAACAGGTGGCAGGCTTAGAAACATATGTGGGCCAATGACAATCTAGTCAACAACCCATATTTGCTTGCAAACCCTCTAACTGATGCAAATGGTCAGTTAGTTGCTCAAGGTCCTATGGCTTACACAAAGCCGCCTCAAGTTCCACCTTCATTAGCTGCTTTACTGCAATTAACTGATGTAGACATTAGAGAGCTTCTAGGCAACCAAGAACAAGGTGAAAAGATCAATGCCAATGTCAGCGCAGAGGCGATTGATTTAGTCCAAAACCAACTTGGCATGCAGTCATATATCTACATTGACAACTTTGCGAAGGCTATCAAGCGTTGTGGCGCTATTTGGCTATCAATGGCTAAAGAACTTTATGTTGAAGAAGGTCGTCGAATGAAGACGATTGGCAAGCAGGATGAAGTAGATAGTGCAGAGCTTTCAAGACCTGTAATTGGTGAGTCTGGCATTGAATATGAAAACGACTTAACCAAAGCATCATTCGATGTCGGTGTAGATGTTGGCCCAACTTCGTCAAGCAAGAAGTCCGCAATCGTACGCCAATTACAAGCCTTACTTCCATATACGCAAGATCCACAAGACATGAAGATTCTTCTTGCAATGATCTACATGAACATGGAAGGCGAAGGCATCAAAGACTTCCGCAATTATTACCGCAAATATCTTGTGCAGTTAGGTGTTGTAGAGCCTACCGAAGAGGAACAACAGGAAATGATGGCTGCAGCGCAGAATCAGCCACCTGATCCAAATGCACAGTACCTAGAAGCAGCCGCAGAAGAAGCTTCTGCCAAAGCTCAGAAGGCTAAAGCAGACACAATCAAAGTGGTTGCTGATGCAGAGAAAACCCGCGCTGATACCGCAGCTACATTAGCCAAAATGGATCGAGATGATCAACAGGCGACGTTAGATATGGTTCAGCAAATAAACCAAGCAACACAACAAAACATGGCGTCCGCTCAGCCTATGAGTGAGGGAGTAGCAAATGTCTGAACAAGATCTAGAGCAACAAGACGAACTTCAAGATGACGAAAATCTTGATATTGAAACACCTGAAGAGGATGAGGATCGAGATGATTCAGAACCATCTGACGGTGTAGGTGATCAAGAAGAAGGCGAAGAATTTGAAATTGTTGTAGGTGATGAAAAGCCAGAAGCACAGGAAGAAAATGATTTCCATGGTCAGCCTGCGCCTGAATGGCTTAAAAAAGAACGCGCTGCAATCAAAGAGATTCGAAAGCAAGAGCGCGCTCGAGAGCGACGAATCAAAGAGCTTGAAGAACAACTTAATTCACATTCAAAACCAGAAACTATTGAGTTAGGCGAGAAGCCTACTCTAGAAAGCGCTGGTTATGACACAGAAGAGTTCGAAAAACAGCTTATTGATTGGACTGCTAAGAAAGCAAAGTTCGAACAGCAAGAAGCCGCGAAGCGCGAAGAACAGGAAAAAGCAGCTAAGGCTTGGCAAGACAAGCTGAATAACTACGAAGCCAAGAAAACAGCAATCAAAACCAAAGTACGTGACTTTGATGAGGCAGAAGAGATTGCACGAGATGTGCTAACTCAAACTCAGCAAGGAATTCTACTTCATGGTGCTGAAAAGCCTGAATTGCTTATCTATCACCTAGGTAAAAATCCTCAAAAAGCAAAAGAATTGGCAGCAATTACTGACCCGATTCAATTCTCATTTGCAGCAGCAAAAATTGACGCTCAGATCAAGATGACAGCACGAAAACCTTCAACTAGTCCAGAACGTAAGCCGAGTGGCTCTGCTGCTTTAAGTGGCTCAGTGGACAACACGCTTGCAAAACTCCGCGCAGACGCTGAGAAGACAGGCGATTACACCAAAGTTAATGAATACAAGCGAAAGCTTAAACAAAATCAATAATGGAGTAGGCAATAATGTCTAATAGTTTCTCTAAAGAAGAACGCGTTGCCTTTGAGGACATGTTGGAAGGTTTTCAAGACCAACTTGTTCTATCAAAGTTAGTAAATAAACACCGAATGAGTGATGTTGAAGCTGAACGCTCTAACAACACGATTTGGCGTCCAATGCCATACATTGCCACCTCTTATGATGGTATGGATCAAACTGGTAACTTTAAAGACAAAACACAGTTATCTGTACCAGCAACCATTGGCTATAAAAAATCTAGCCCTTGGATTCTTGATGCTCAAGAACTTCGTGACCAATTGCAAGAAAACCGTTTAGGTGATGCAGCCAAGCAAAAACTTGCTTCTGATATCAACCTGGCTGTTTCTAAAGTTGCGTCATTACAAGGTACTTTAGTTGTTAAGCGTACAGGTGCAGCAACTGGCTTTGATGATGTGGCGCTTGCTGACGCAATCATGAATGAGCAAGGCATTCCAATGAATGACCGTCGTATTGCATTGGCAACTCGTGATTACAACTCAATGGCTGGTGACTTAGCAAAACGTCAAAACGTTGTTGGTAAAGTTCAGACTGCTTATGACCGTGCATACATTGGTGACGTAGCTGGTTTTGATGCATTCAAACTTGACTATTCTGAGCGTCTAGGTGCTGCTACAGCAACTGGTGTGACAGTTGGTGCTGCTAACCAGTTCTATGTCCCTAAAGCGACTTCTACGGCTGCTACAGGCGAAGTTGGCAACGTTGACAACCGTTATCAAACAATCACTGTTGCGGTAACTGGTGGAGCATTGAAAGAAGGTGATGCCTTCACTATCACTGGCGTTGAATCAGTTCACCAAATTACTAAACAAGCCACTGGTCAGTTAAAGACCTTCCGTGTTGTAAAAGTGAATAACCCAACATCAGTTGTAATTTCTCCTCCGATTATTTCGGCTCAAGGTGGTTCAGAAGCAGAAAAGCAATATCAGAACGTAAGTGCTACACCAGCAAACGGTGCAGTTATTACTATGCTGAACACTGCAACAGCTTATGCGAACCCATTCTGGCATCGTGATGCAATTGAATTAATTCCTGCTCGTTATGCAGTTCCTGCAAATGCAGGTGCAGCAGTATTGCGCGCCACTACAGATCAGGGCATTGAGTTGGTATTCCAGAAGCAATATGACATCAATACAATGAAGACTAAGTATCGTCTAGATACGATGTTCGGCGTTGTGATGGTGAATCCAGAAATGGCTGGTATTGAATTATTCAACCAAACCTAATCTAACCCAGTGACGACAAATGCCCGCTATATGCGGGCGTCGTCATTTCTGGAGTACTGAAATGTCAAAAGAATATCCAAAAATGCTCTATAAGGGCGATTTAGTAAGTTTTGAATATGCGACAGCTCATTCTGCTGACCATGAGGTAGAGCTGAAAGAAAGCGGTTGGATTAAGCATCATGAACTAAGTTTACCTGATGATAGCCCAGACATTAAAAACGCAGCTGATGTAACAGAAGAAATTGATTCAAGTGCTTTTGTCCCAGTTGAACAATTTAATGCTGTAGCCAAAAAACTTGCAGAAACTGAAGATCAACTTGCCACAGCAAAAGGTGAATACATCCACCAAATCAATGAGCTTCAGAAAGAAAATGCCACTCTAAAATATTCAGCGATGGGTGCTAATGATTTGAAAGCAATTTTAGATCAGAAGGGCATTAAATATGGCTCACGTGATGGCAAAGACGTACTAGTTAACTATGTACTTGAAAGTCTTTACCCAAAAGAAGGTGAATAATCATGTCATGGACAAAGCGGGAAATTATCGAAAAAGCTTTTGAGGAAATCGGAATGGCTGCTTATGTCTTTGATTTGCAGCCAGAGAAAGTTGAAAGTGCCAGACGTACCATGGATGCAATGGCTGCAATGTGGTCCTCTAAAAGAATTCAACTTGGCTATCCACTGCCAAGCGAAGCAGATAGTAGTGATCTTGATCAAGACTGCAATATTCCAGATTATGCCTATGAAACTTTCTACTTGAATTTAGCTAAACGCCTTGCTTCGACAGTTGGCAAAACACTTGCAGCAGAAAAAGTCACACTTGCGAGAGAAGGTTATGAAAACCTCTTGCGGATTGCAGTTTCTAATCCGCCTCAAATGAAATTTGCCTGCTCTCTGCCATCTGGTGCAGGAAATAAACGTTGTGATCCATTCATTGTTAATACACAAGACAATGCAGTTTTAACACCTAAACAAGATGCGGAGTTCTTCAATGAGTAGACGACTTAATGAAACTGATGCTTTAGGTGTTGGTGATCAATTTGTTTTGTATAAAGGAAATTGCACAGATTTTCGTTCGGTTCCACAAGATGTAATTATGGAGTGGATTTTATCAAATTTGCCAGACACCAAGCCAGTTTCTGCAGTTATTCAATTATTTAATCCAAACGCTGATTTTAATGTTTTAGTTGATAACAATGTTTCGGGCACCTATTTGGTAATTAATCCTTCTGTTCAAATTACAAATGGAATAATTACTCTTCCACCAATATTGGACATAACAGATGGTCAGGAAGTATTTGTGACTAGTTCCAAGCAAATCACCAATTTGACTATTGCAGGAAATGGTGCTGCACTTATTGGTATTCCTATAACCATTGGGTTATCTGGGTTCTTTAAGCTTCGTTTTGATAAGACATCACAAACGTGGTATCGAGTGGGGTAGATATGCAAATCCCTATTTTAAGTGGAATATTTACAGATAATAATTCTGACTTCCGTACCTCATATCCTCGAAATTTAATACCTGTGCCAAAAGAAAATGGGCTATCAAATGGGTATCTCAGACCGGCTGAGGGCATAATTCAATATGCTGAAGTATCTGGTGTAGATCGGGGTGGAATCAATTGGAATGGTATTTGCTATAGAGTTTGTGGATCTAAATTAGTTCGAATTAACAAAGATGGCACAATAAGTGATTTGGGATCAGTATTAGGTTCTGGTTACTGTAACTTTGATTATTCATTTGATTATTTAGCTATAAACTCAAGCCCTTATCTGTATTTGTATTCGCCAGAAAAGGGATTAAAACAAGTTACGGATGGTGACCTTGGTAAAGTAAAAGATGTAGTTTGGATCGATGGTTATTTTATGTCTACGGATGGTGAATTCTTGGTAGTGACAGAATTAACTGATCCATTCGCAGTAAACCCATTGAAATATGGTTCTTCAGAGGCTGATCCAGACCCTATTAATGCGTTATTTAAGCTTCGTAACGAAGTGTATGCACTAAACCGCTATACCATTGAAGTATTTGATAATGTTGGGGGTGAAAACTTTCCATTTAGCCGTATTGAAGGAGCTATGACGACTCGGGGTACATTATCTGCCTGCACTTGTAGTGTGTTCATGGATACAATAGCTTTCCTTGGAAGTGGAAAAAATGAGCCAATTTCTATTTATTTAAATGCTAATGGATCAAGCCAGAAAATTGCTACACGAGAAATTGACCAGATTTTGAGGGAATATTCGGAAAGTATTCTTTCAGAGTGCTTAGTTGAGTCGAGGATCGTTGATGGGCATCAATGGCTGTATGTCCATCTTCCTGATAAAACACTTGTATATGATGCCGCGGCATCACAAGCCACAAACCAGCAAGTCTGGTTTTTTTTTATGCTCAGGATTTGGTGAGAATCAATATTTAGCCAGAAATCATGTCTGGTGTTATGACCAATGGATAGTAGGCCATCCTAAGCAAAATAAACTAGGGGTTTTGACCACCTCAACTGGTGAGCATTGGGAAGAAAATACCGAGTGGGAATTCTCGACGTCCATTATTTATAACGAATCCCATGGCGCCATTTTTCATCAAGTGGAACTCATTGTTTTAGCTGGAAGAACCTTATTTGGAGAAGATCCAAAGGTATGTACACAGTACTCAGTTAATGGAATTGATTGGTCCAATCAAAAATACATATCTGCTGGTAAAACTGGGCAAAGAGATAAAAGGCTAGTTTGGTTTCAACAAGGACATATGAATAACTGGCGTATTCAGCGCTTCACAGGTACATCTGAGAGCCGCCTCTCAGTTGCAAGACTTGAAGCACAGATTGAACCATTAGGAGTTTAACTATGACTATTGTTAATCCTATTGCGCCAACCAGAAAGGAGCTTGAAGTCTGGTGTGGTGGAAACCAACGCATTCTTAAAGCTCTAGAAGCTATTTTTAGATTAATTCCTAAAGAACTTAATAATCTTGATGGTTCAAGTTCAGATGCTCAAATAAGTGCAGATAGCGCTGCAACACAGGCTTCTTTGGCTATTTCACAAATTGATGAATTAAAGCAATTGTTGGAAATGGTTTTGCTTCAATCAAGTGCTTGTAATTGTCAATGCTATCAAGACATACCAATTCGATCTGAACATGTTCAAGAAAATTTAATATTAAGTCCTGCCCAACTTATTGAGCCAGACAATCTTTATTTAGAGGTTAATTAAAATGGCAGTAAAAGCAAAAGAAATCATTCCTTCAAAATTCGCTGAAAATTCACAAACGACACAATACACAGCGAGTGCTCCAACAATGATTGACAAGTTTACAGTCTGTAATACAACAGCCTCAGTTGCTACTTTCAGCTGCAATCTTGTTCCAGTGAGCGGTACAGCTTCTTCAGGCAACCTTGTAATTAAAGATAAGCAAATTGCAGCAGGAGAAACCTATGTCTGTCCTGAATTGGTGGGCCACACTTTGGGTACTGGTAGCTTTATTAGTACTGTAGCAAGTGCATCTTCTGCTTTATCAATCCGTGCTTCAGGAAAAGAAATCACGTGAGGTGACTATGCACCTAGTAAACTTAGATGACCTTGAGCAAATAAATAAGATCATCTTAAACGAACACATTCAAAAAGATATTTGTGATGATCCAACAGAGAACCAAAAAATAATTGATCTAGGCCCTTATGAGTGGGTTGGGGTAATGGAAGAAGAAATTCTTCAAGGCTTTTTCATGCTAGCCAGACATAATTCTTTATCTGTAGAGATACATACCTGCTTACTTCCTTCACTTCGGGGATCTAAAGCCATTGATGCTGGAAGATTAATCCTCAAACATATCTTTGAAAACCATCAAAAAGTCATTTCTTGGATTCCTGAAAATAATAGGAAGGCTAAGCTGTTCGCACAAATGTTAGGTTTTCATGTTGAGGGTATTAATAGAGCTTCATTTCTCAAAGAAGGAAGACTTCTAGATCAGTTTCTTGTTGGGCTAACCAAAGGAGAATTCCTATGCCAGCAGCAGCAATAGCAGCAGGTAGCATTGGTCTTGGACTAATCTCATCAAATAAGGCTGCCAAAGCACAAAAGAATGCTGCTAATCAGGCGGCAGATGCTCAGATTCAGTCAAACCAAGCAGCCATTGATGAACAAAAGCGTCAGTTTGATGCCATTCAAGAGTTAATGAAACCATATGTTAATGCTGGAACAGGGGCATTAGCTGGGCAGCAAGATTTACTTGGTCTCAATGGTGCCAGTAAGCAACAAGCTGCAATCGATGCAATTAATAATAGCCAAGCTATGCAGACTTATATGCAACAAGGTGAGAATGCTATTTTACAAAATGCCTCAGCTACAGGTGGTTTGCGTGGCGGCAATACCCAATCTGCACTTTCCCAATTTAGACCACAGCTTCTAAACCAACTTATCAACCAGCAATATCAAAATTTAGGTGGCTTAACATCAATTGGTCAGAATGCAGCAGCAGGGGTTGGTAATGCTGGGATGCAGTCTGCTAATAATATTGGCAACCTATTGCAGCAATCAGGTGCAGCACAAGCTGGTAACGCCTTAGCTCAAGGGCAAGCTTCTGCTAGTCAATGGGCTGGTATTGGGAATCTTGTCGGTCAATTAGGTGGCGCATTCATTGGACGTAAGTTTTAGGAGTAAGTAATGGTACAGCCTATTAATTATATGCTAGATGTAGCCAATCCAGTTCAAACCACATTGCAAGGGTTCAATGGTGGCTTACAGCTAGGTGTAGCTTATGCCGATCGTCAGCGTGCTTTAAAGATTGCACAACAAGATCGACTCGAAAAGCAGCAAATGAAAGATGATCTTTCTAATTTAGCATCTAATCCTAGTCCAGAGGGTTATACTAAATTAATGACTAAATATCCTCAGCTTTCTGAAAACCTTAAACGTGCTTATGACACTATGGATGATGGGCAGCGAAAGAATACATTAAGTTTAGCTTCTCAATCTTATGCAGCTCTAGCTAATAATCAGCCTGATATTGCCAAACAAGTGCTTGGTGATGCTGCAACGGCCTATGAAAATAGCGGCAACAAAAAGATGCTGGTGTCCTTCGTGGCTATGTCAAGATGATTGAAAATAACCCATCTGCCGCTCGAACTTCAATTGGTATGCTAATGGCTTCCAACTAACCCTGATAAATTTGCAGAAATATATGGGAAGTTGGGTGATGAGCAACGTGCTAACGAAATGCAGCCTTATCAGATTAAAGATATCCAAGCCAAAACTGAATATACTCAAGCTCAAACTAAAGACATTCCATTAGCAGCAGAAGACCGCCGAACTGGTGTAGAGAATCAAGGCAAAAATATTGAATATAACAATCAATATAACTATGACAAGTTGGGTCAGGATTGGAAAATTGAGCTTGCCAAAATGAGTCAACAAGAACAAATTGAAGCAGCAAGATTAAGAGCAGCAAAAATGAGACATCTGTTCAAAGAATGGAGCGCCTAGAAAAGGCCCAGAGTTTTTCTAATGCCGCTTCAACAGCTGCAAGCACAGCAAAACTAGCAGCTGATCTTATTGCGGATTACAAAAAATTATCTGATGCAAGTGGTGCTGGGGTATGGAATGCGGCATGGAGGAATGTCCCCGGCTCAGCTGAATATGATTTTTCTCGTAGGGTTGATACTTTAAAAAGCCAAGCATTTTTAATCGGAGCTCAAAGCCTCAAAGGACTTGGAGCAATGACAGAGATGGAGGGCAAAAAAGTAACTGATGCTTTAGGGAATCTTGATTTAAGTCAAAATACTGGACAGGTGGTTCAGCAATTAGCTGCTATTGCAAAGGCAGCAAATTCAGTAGCTCAACATTCCAATAGAAATGCTCAGAACTACGCAACAAAAGGATATGGTTATTCAAAAGAGGTTGTCGACACAGCTAAAGCAAGAGGCGTGAGTCCAGCTGAAATGCAAAAGATAGCAAACGAGCTTGGAATTCATTAAGTTTTTTCTGATATTCTCTCCTTATTCGTGAGGAGAGAATAAATGAAAAAATTCTTATTGATATTTTGTCTTGTATCGCCATTATCATATTCGATGCCTCCTATTGATTATTCAATAGATACCAAATCGCCATATGACTCTGCTATGGATGGTTGGCAACGTGGTGGAGAGATGGCGCAACAAGTACAAAATGCAAAGCAACAAAGAGAGTTACATCAGGCTAGAATGGCTCAAATACAAAAAGAAAGTAAATTAACCAATAGTTCCTCACTTCCTGATATTAATACAGCAGATGTCAAGAGCTTGTCTAATAAGGAGCTTTTTGGGAATATTATTTCTTATTTAAGCGACATAAAAAAATAAAAAAGATAATCAAGTTTATGCAGACACATATAAAAATAGTTTTGAGGAGCTAGATGCCAGAGTTGAAAGTGGGAATCCATCAGCACCTTTATATCGCGGCATTATAAATTTCCCCCTTTGTAAGTCCGCTAATGACTCAGGAACAAATACAGTTAATGCGGATGGGTGTAAAAATGCATTCAAATATTTTGGTATTACCGCTAGAACACCTAAAACTATTTTTCCTCATGAAAGAGCAATTGCTTTTTTCTTATCTAGGCGAGATGTATGAGAATGGCATAGGTGTTGAAAAATCTAATCTATTAGCAGCTGATGCTTTTTATAATGCTGGAGTTTTATACAATAAAAATAATAACAAAGAAAAAGCTTTGTCAAATTTAGAGAAAGCAATTCATTTGTATCCAGACCATAAAAAAAGCCAAGGGTTTAATTGAAGAGATATTAAATAATTAAAGCACCCTAGGGTGCTTTTTTTAATCTAGATCATATACTGATTTAAAGTGCTGAATTAGTAATTTTATTTCCGCAATCAGCATATCACATCGATCAGCTTCATCTTTAAGCATCTTAATTGTTGGCTGATCATTGAATCTTTCAGCTTTAGGCAGAAGCATCAAATGAGCAGCTTTCTGGGATTCATATTTTGTTATCAACCCGACCAAATAGGCTGGAATGATTGTGGTTATAGCAGAGTCAGTAATTCCATTATTGAAACTTTCCTCTAGTCGTGTAGTTATCTCAGCATTTATTGAACGATTATTTTCTTTAGCTGCATCAGCAATCTTATTGCGAAGCTCCTCAGACCAACGCAACTTATATTGTGGATCCTTTTGATTTTCGCTCATAAAAATAAACCATATACCGCAATTTTAGAATACTCGAATGATAGAGTACCTCTATGATGTTGACAATGACATAAAAGAGGTACATAATGAAAACGTACCTAAATGATGTATTAGAGGTTTTTATGAAAACACAACGGGGACATCAATATAAACTTCGGTTTTTGGATGATGCATATTTAGAGGCTTTAAAGACAAAAGGAAAAGAGGAGGACAGATCGTTAAATTATTTAATTAACCAAGCTATTAAGGAATTTTTGGCTAAACCAGGTGCGAAAGCATGAATCTAATAGATAACAAAAAAGCCCAGACTTTGGACGGTGAGGGCTTGATTGAAGTCAATACAGGAATATTAACTATGTCTAATGTAGCACAAATAACTGTTCCATTCCACAATAACAATTTATACATTGTGGAGTTCAATGGGCAACCATACACACCATTACGCCAAATTGTCCAAGGTATGGGCTTGGACTGGGCATCACAGTTCACAAAGATTAAGCAAAAGTTTGCAACCTGCGTTGTGGAAATCACAATGCAGATATTAGGGGATGACCAATCACGTCCGCATACATGCATTCCAGTTCGTAAATTGGCAGCATGGCTTTACTCTGTAAACCCAAATAAAGTAAAACCCGAACTGCGTGATAATGTCATAATGTACCAAAGCGAATGTGATGACGTTTTGTGGGATTACTGGACAAAAGGTCAAGCTATAAATCAGCGTGCAGCCATTACTCCAGAGCAACAAGCTTTACTTCATGAGATTGTTGCAAGACGTTCAAATGGTGAGCGAAAAATATTTGCAGAAATGTGGTCACGCCACAACAAGCATTTTAAGATTCCGCGTTATAGTGAACTTCTGGCAATTCATTTTCCTGAATCGGTACACTATCTTGAGACAATGGAAATTAAGTCAAAGCCTGAGCAAATTGAGCAAAAGGATGTGGTAGGCAAGTTAGATGAATATCTAAAAACATTAGATAGTCGGTTCCCAGCTTTAAGCAATCCAATCGCTTATGAAATTGGACAGAAGATATCTCAGTTTCTTCAATACCAAGATTTATCTGATGAACGTTTATTTTATACAGTTAGCATTAACAGTGGGCAGGTCGTTGTTATGCCGCAATCAGCTCACCATTGTTCATTAGATATAGTGAAGCTTTCAGATGCATTCGCCCCTTTATGGGAGTTTATGCAAGGTTATGAGGTTAGACATCGCGCTAACCACTTAAGAAAGCTGCCACTAAAAAGAATTCCGAATAAATAACAAAAGAACCGCCGAAAGGCGGTTTTTTAATACCAAAACAAAACCCCGATGTTGACGCATCGGGGTTTTTGCATTTCCACCAACCGACTAAAGCAAGAGGAAAAGTAATTCTATATGGAAGATTTTATCAAATTAATTAACTGGTGTCTAAAGGAAATGAATGAAATGAAAGCATGGCGCTTTATTGCAATCCTTATCACTTTGATTATATGTACATATATCTGGAAAATGTAATGCAACCAAATATTTAAGCCGACTTTCAAATAGTCGGTTTTTTATTGCCTGAGGAAAAGTTATGGCAAACAGTTATAAAGATCCCTATTGGTCAGGATTATCTGCAAAGACCGAAAAACTTTTGAAGCTTCCTACAGGGTTGCTCCAAAATATTGTGATGCATGGTGAGAAGTCTAATGCTGACCAAGTGAGTAGTGCTGGCGCTAAAACTGTTTACCAGATTACACCTACCACTCGTGATTTAGTTTTAAAAAAAATATGGTGTAGATGCTTATTCAAGTGATAATAATGCCTCTATGGCAGCAGGTCTTTTACTGAAAGAATCACTTCAACGGAACAAAGGTAATGTTGAGGCAGCCGTTGGGGAATATCATGGTGGTACAGATAGAAAAAATTGGGGTAGTCAAAATCAGGCATACCGGAAAAGAGTCGTAACTGCACAGAATGGTGGGGATAACTATGCAGGCAGTCGGAGTGATTTAGGAATAGCCAATCCTGCACGTAATGAGTACAAGGCCAATTCAGAAAAAATTCTTGCAGAATATGATCGAAGAAAAAAAGAAGCTTCACAACCTAAGCCAGAACAAAGTAGTGAGTACAAGAAAAAAATGCTACTGGCACGATTTGATGAACTAAATCCACAGAAAACCAATCAACCACAAGGACTTCCAGATTTCGATGCAAATGGCGTGATTACATATGATCAACCACAAGCATCGCCTCAAGCTCCTGACCCATCTTTAGCAGATAAAGCTCTAGGCTTAGGCGAAACTGCTTTGTCTGCTGCAACAGGTGCAACGGGCGGTACACTTGGAATGATTGGTGGAACCATTGGGCAAGCTGGAAGAGAAATACTAGCTGGCAACTTTGGTACACCTGAAGCGGCACAACGTATTTCTCAAAATGCAGCAGATAGTGCAGCAGACTTAACTTATGCACCAAGAACTCAAACTGGTCAGGAATATACTCAAACTTTGGGTGAAGTATCTGAACCTTTAATAGCGTTAACTCCTGCTTTAAGTGAATTGGCATTAGCTGGTCAAGCTGCACGTGCTACTGCTCCAATTGCACAAGGCCAAGCTATTCGCACAGCTCAAGCGGTTGCACCAGTAGTAGAGCGTGCAGGCCAAATGGCAGCAAGACCAGTTCAAGCTGTAGCTAATGCCACTCGTTCAGGTGTTCAGAGTTTGGGGGAAATGGTTGGATTGAGAACGCCAGAAGCTGAAGGCCCAGCGCCTGCAAACGTCGGTGCAGCACAAGTTGATCAGGCAACAATTCGCCAAGCACTTTCACAGGAGTTACCTTATCCAGTTCAATTGACGGAAGGTCAAATGACACGTGATCCAGCTCAGTTAAAATTTGAAGTTGAAACTGCCAAGGATCCAGAGTTAGGCGTCCCACTTCGTCAACGTCAAGAAGAACAGCATCAAGTTATGCAACATAACTTAGATGCATTTATTGATTTGACTGGCGCTCAGGCTACCAATATGCGTGAAGCTGGTTTATCAGTAGATAAAGCTCTTCAAAAGCAATTGCAAGCAGATAAAAATAAGGTGCGAGTAGCTTATGCAAAAGCAGATAAATCAGAAGAAGCGCAGATCCCAGTAGATTTAACCCAACCTGTAAAAGTTGGTGAAAATGATCCAATGTCAGTAATTGATTATCTTAATTCACAGCCTGATTTACCAACTACACCAATTTTAACAAGTGCTAAACGAACTGCTGAATCCCTGGGGATTGCTAGACGTGGAGAAAATGGCGAATTAATTCCAAATAATCCGACCATTAAGCAAATGGAGAAGTGGCGACAGGAGATTAATGCCAACACCAATCAGGAAGCGCCAAACATTCGTCAGTCAGCAATTCTTAAAGATATGATTGATCAACATGTTGAACCAGTAGTGGGTAATCTTTATAAAGCTGCTCGCAATGAACGAAAGCGCATGGCCGACCATTGGGAAAATCGCACCATCATTAAAGATTTAACTACGAATAAGACGGGTACAGATGACCGTCGTGTTGCACTTGAAGATATTCAAAAACGCATTATTCATGATGGTTCGCTTGATGATCTTAGGATTGCTAAACGAACTCTTCTAACTTCTGGGGAAGAAGGTAAGCAAGCATGGCGTGATATCCAAGGTCAAACACTTCAAGAAATCAAGAAAGCTGCTACTGCGGGCGTTGCACCTGATGGACAGGGCAATCAAATGGTAAGTGCCGCAGCTTTAAATAAAGCGATTAAGCGCTTAGATGATGCAGGGAAACTTGATTATATCTTTGGTCCACAGGGGGCTGAGAAGCTTCGTGCAATCAATGAAATTTCAAAAACCCTTTTCACTACACCAACATCTGCTGCAATTAACCATAGTAATACAGCTGCAACGCTGGCTGCTGCCATGGATATTGCTATGTCTGGCTTGTCTGGATTCCCTGCACCAGTAGCTACAGCTTTGCGGCTTGCCACTAAACACATTAAGGATAACAAAGTTAGAGCTCGTGTCATGAAAGCTCTAAATCCATCCCGTCCAAATTCCTAACCTAAACAAATAACTGAACCCCGCTAAATGCGGGGTTTTTTCTTCCAGATTGCAAAAAAAAACAGGCTCTAAATTCAGGAGTTTCCGAATGACATTGTCAATTTCAAATCAGTACACCATATTGAATGATCTAGACGGCAAGCCATTAGATTCAGGTTGTTTGTACATTGGAGAAGCTGGTAAAAATCCTGAAGTTTATCCAATCCCTGTTTTTTGGGATGAAGAATTCACGAGGCCAGCACATCAACCAATTACAACTAGAAATGGCTACATTTATAACAATGGTGGACCATCCAAGCTTTATGCAAATGTGGGTAGCTGCTCTATTGTTGTAAAGAATAAAAGAAAGATTACCGTTTATACCGACTTAAATGTAACTGCAACAAGCTCTTCGTCAATTTTCGATGGTGATGAAAGTCAAAAACCATCAATGATAAGACCACGCAATATGTAGATACTATTGTTGACTTATCAAATTTGCTTGTTCGTAAAAACAATCAAAAAGTTATTGTTAATAACCGTTATACCTATCAATACGATAAAGACTCAGTAGAGCCAATTGATGGTATTTATTCAGTTGAGGCTAGTAACTCAATCGGCCGGTGGATACTTCAAAAACCTACAAATTTATATGCTTCAGATTTTGCGAAGACTTCAGCACAATCTCTTGAAAGCCAATCAGTTAAGTTGCAGCAAACTAATGATGTGGCAGTAAAGCTTGGTGTTCCTTTTATTGTGGATGCCGAGTTTATGGTTTTGCCAGTAGAAAATGTTCAAGGTATTTGTTTTTCTGTACGTAGTAACAATGACATAACTTTCACCCCTAAAGGCAAATTTAAGATTGTTCCAAATAATCTTGAAACCTACTCAATTGTTCATGTTGAAAATATTGAAAACTATAAGCTAGTTTTCCCACGTGTACAGGGTGACAGAGATGAGCACTTAGGGAGTACCGGTGAATGGGGTTATGGACTTACTGTATATCAGTCAAAGAAAGGCTATATATACAGACCTGAAATTAATAACACTTGGGGCGATGGCATTTATGTCGGCCGAAGATGGGGCCTAATTAATGATGATACCCCGACTGATATTACAATCTCAGAACCAACCGTATTAAATGCTGGTCGTAATGGCATTTCGTTTAGTGCTGGTACACGCGTAAATATCCTTCTGCCATATGTTTATGGTACTAAAGGTAAAGCGCCTGAAGCTGGCATTGATATTGAGCCAGAAGCCGCAGATGGATTGCCAAAATCTCACTTAAGAGATTGCATTATTTCATCACCTACGATTGAGTCTTGTAAGCTCGGACTTGTCTGTTATTTCTTCCCAAATGATTCCACTTATGAAGTTGAATTCTCTGGTGTTACAACAATTAAGGATTGCGAGCAACCACTTGTAATATGTGCGGGTGGCAATAATAACAGTGGATACCTTGACCTAAATAAGATTCAGGTAACGAAGCTACGTGGTAATACGTTACTGCAAAATGCTTGGCATAGAAGCGGTGACTTTAGATGTACTATCAAAGAGTTGGTAACTGATAAGTCATTACCAATTGTCATGACAATGAATGGGGCTTTTAGCACTGGTAAGCTTGGTCATTTTGATATTCGTAAAATCATTAACAATGATCCGACCGGTAAAATTGGCTATTACGTTCCAACCTCAGTGCAGAACTATGAAGATAACTCATCTTATATGTTCGAAGATCCGAACCGGGCATATCTTGATTTTGACTTTACTACGCATTTTTTTGGTAAAGATTTTCTATCCAACATCATAACCCTTCATTCCGGATGGACAGCATCGTCACGGAACATGGCAAACTATATCTGGCAAGATCCTTCGATAGATACATCTGGAGCTTCGGCAATTTATATTGCAACAGCCAATGATTACCGCCGGTTAAAGATTGGGTTGGCAAACACAACAACCATCGTAGGCCAAGGTTGTAATATTTCGGGTCTTCGTATTCGTAAAGCGGATGGCTCTTATTACACTGAAGCACACACGCAATTTATTGGCGCATGGTTGGATTTTCAAAACAATTTAGAGGTGGTCCCACTTGTTTGAACAACTAAAAGCGTATTTATAAGTGATATTCCGCTCTAGTTAAGCCACCTTGTTTTGTTGGGGTAGCTGATCATAGTAAAACTCATTTGGTGTCATTTTGTCTAGACTCGAATGAGGTCGTTTCAAATTATAAAACTCAAAATATGCACTTAATTGCTTTTTCGCATCTGTGACACTGCTATAAGCTTTGAGATACACCTCTTCATATTTAACGCTCCGCCATAATCGTTCAACCATCACATTATCTACCCATCGACCTTTACCATCCATACTGATTTGAATGCCATTTGATTTCAATACATCAATAAATGCATCACTGGTAAACTGGCTGCCTTGGTCTGTATTAAATATTTCAGGTCGACCATATTTTTCAATCGCTTCATTTAAAGCCGAAATACAAAAATCCACCTCCATACTAATCGATACCCTATGCGCAAGTACCTTGCGGCTATGCCAATCAATCACAGCACATAAATAAACAAAGCCTTTTGCCATAGGGATATACGTTATATCCGTAGACCACACTTGATTACTGCGCTGAATAGCCAACCCTTTGAGCAGATATGGATATTTACGGTGAGCTTGATTAGCCTGGCTTAAATTTGGTTTGCAATATAACGCCTGAATACCCATTTTCTTCATTAAAGTACGTGTATGACGTCGTCCTATATGATGTCCTTGACGATTCAACAAATCACGCATCATACGACTGCCTGCAAAAGGATATTGCATATGTAATTCATCAATACATCGCATCAGCTTCAGATCTGATGCACTCACAGGTTTTGGGCGATAGTAATAACAACCACGGGAGACTTTCAGCAGCTTAGCTTGCTTAGATACTGAAATCTGAAGTGAGTCGTCGATTAACTTTTGTGGTTGAAGCGGCCCAGTTTCTTCAACACACCTTCTAAAAAATCAATTTCTAATGCCTGCTCACCGATTTTTGCATGTAGTTTTTTTAGATCGATGGGTGGTTCTGTTGGAGCTTTTGATTGATCGAAAGCTTGCGAGGAAGCTGAGATCAATTGATTTTTCCAGTCAATAATTTGGTTTTGATGAACATCAAACTCAGCACTCAATTCAGCAAGTGTTTTTTCTGCTTTAATCGCAGCAAGTGCTACCTTAGCTTTAAAATCATTTGAATGATTTCTTCTTGGTCTACGTGCCATAAAATACTCCATATATTGATGTTTATAACATCATTTGAGGAGCAGAATATCACTTATAGGAGTTGTTCAAATTTACGGATCCATCTCTATTTAAACGGCAATACAGAAGTGTTTGGCTCTTATGGCAACTGGACTTTCACCTAGCTTACCCAACAAACCATCACAAGCCCTTTGCTTCCAATAGCTTAGGGCTTTTTTATTGCCGAAAAAATTAGGGGGAGACTCATGCAAGAGCATGAAAAGATGGCGCTTCAATTAATCTTAATGGGAGTAGTAATTGCTATGGCAAAAGTACTCATTAGCACTGAAAAATTAACATTGCGTGTTGTGTTAGGTCGTGCAATTTTAAATGGGTTTACAACACTTGGAGCTGGTGGCGCTCTTATTTGGATTTCAGATCTAAATATGCTTGCTATTCTGGGGCTTGGTGCATTCTTAGGTACATTAGGCAGTCAATTTGTTGAGGCTCAAGCTGAAAAGTTTATAAAAAGAGAAGGTGGGTTCTAATGAAGATAAGTAATTCTGGAATCAATCTAATCAAAAGCTTCGAGGGGTTACGTCTAAAGGCCTACGATGATGGTGTGGGGGTCTGGACTATTGGATTTGGTACTATCAAATACCCTAATGGTATTCGAGTAAAAGCAGGTGATTGCTGTACATCCCAACAAGCAGAAGACTTTTTGCGCAACGATTTATCTGTCTTTGAAAATGCAGTAAACCGATTAGTAAAAGCCAAGCTCACACAAAATCAATTCGATGCTTTAGTTTCATTTACCTATAACCTTGGTGAAACCAATCTAAGTAAATCAACTTTACTTAAAAAACTTAATGCTGGAGATTATCAAGGCGCTGCTGACCAATTCCTTGTTTGGAATAAGGCAGGCGGTAAGGTTATGAAAGGTCTAGTTCGTCGCCGAGAAGCAGAGCGAGCACTCTTTTTAAAGAAGTAACTTATATGTGTAAGCGCACTAAAGTTGCATCGATCATCACAATGCTGTGCTTAATCTTCTCAGGTTGCACAGCTCACACTATTAATAGTAATGTGAATGTCTCGATTTGTGTAAGGGCTTTGTGATGTCGCAAGTCATGATCATGGTTTTGGAAGCAGGCAGAATGGAGAATACTTGCAATCTACCCGCTGATTTAGATAAGAATGGGAATGTTGTTAAAATCTACGACTACTCATTAAAAGAGTTGCCGATTAATTTGGATGGAACTGTGACTTACAATGGCAAAAGATGGACCTTTGATAAGAAGCAAAGCTTTTAATCTTTCCAACTATCTACAATATCAGCCCAGTCTTGCAACATCTTGCGTCTGCTTTCCAAATACTTTGCATGGTTATAAGTAGCACGAGTTTTATTCCCGTCCGCATGAGCTAACTGTTTTTCAATCCATTTGTCATCGTAATCCCTTTCATTTAACAATGTGGATGCAGTGGCACGGAAGTCATGAGCAGTAACATCCGATAGGCCAATGTAATCGAGCATTTTGTTCATTGTAGCAGCTGAGAGCATTCCATATTGATAAATCGCTGGGAAAACATATTCACGATTTCCAACAATATTGCGTTGCTCTTGAAGAATGTTGAACACTTGATCGGACATAGGAACGATATGAATACGTTTCTTTTTCATCATCTCTTTTGGAAATGTGATTGTTCTTTCTTCAAAATCGACATATTCCCATTTCATGCGACGGATCTCGATAGTCCTAAGCATTGAGTAGAGCATTACAAGGCCAGCATTTTTAACTGTAGTAGATCCACCATAGCTATTTAATTTATTCCTGAGTTGCACAGCCTCATGTTTTTCCATGGGTCTGGCATGTTCTATTTCAGGACGTTCTACAACGTTTTTAACGGCATAGGTTGGATCATAGTCGGCTCTAAGTGTGGCGATTGCATAACGCAT